GAACTTCAGCGACACACCACGCATTGTCTCTGGTCTGTCAGCACCTTTGAGGCTGATAGTTGCACCATTGACCAGCTTCAGTTGCAAGTTGTTGATGTGACTTCCAGTAATCACTGGATGCCCCAGTTCCAACAACGTCTGCCACATGATGTCACGAGCCTGACCCTGTGTAGGGGCTACGTAAAACACATGTCCCCTATCGGCTTGCAGAGCGTTTACAATCAGCATCCATGCAGCAAGCCTTGACTTACCTGTACGTCTACCTGCAGCTACAATCTTGAATCTAGTGTCGTCCGTCCAGACTTCTTGCTGCCAAGGCAGTAGCTCAATGTTAAGATCCATTAAAGTTAGGGAAAGCCGCAGGTTCATTTATCAGTTTAAACGTAAAGGCAATCTCTACGTCACCAGCAGATCCTGTTTGTGCTTTTACTACGTCTCCGTTGTGTAGTACAAAGATTGGTGCATCTGCTTGACCACCTAAGATTTCTTTGGCTCCACCATTTAATGAATTGTTGTCCAGAAAGTACAACTGATCTACACCAGCACCGTTTTCCCACCAACAGGACACGTTATTAGTGCTGCCGCCGTGGTTAGCTATGAATACGTAGTTTATCCATAAAACGTAGCCAGTAGGGACTGTAAACAGAGTTGTTTCTGAAGTGTCCGCTAAAGTCTTGTGTTTGGTGTAGTACATTAGTAGAGCCACATAATTAGTCTGTCCTTCTCAAAGAAGCAGGGTATTGATGAAACCAAAAGTTACAGGCCCATTTTTGACCTTTTTCTACTGGAAGTCCCCCATGTAGACTTTCGTACATAGGAAAATTAGGGTTGTCTTCGTCTATATTTTTAAAGATAACCATTCTTCCTTTCTTTGGTGGTACTGTTATACCCAACTTAGGAAACACTGTAGCACCACCTTCTTCTACATCATTTAAATAAACCAAAGCGGTTTTTACTCTTTGGCCCCAACCTTGAGCGTGTTTAATACGTTCTGGGGTGTCTAACTCCCAACTATCATAATGTGGGCGGTATTCTTGTTGTTCTGTATAAGAAAGAATTTGCACACTCTCAGCATTTTCAAAAGGGGTTTTTACTTCTTCCGCTACACGATGAGTTAGGTCATAAATAATTTTATTTTCGTTTGTTGGTAGCCAACATTGCTTACTTGTTCTTATATCGGATATTTTTCTTTCTACGCCTACTCTCGATCTTTCTAATTTATCTTTACCCCATTCAACAAGATAGTCACATTCGTATTCAGTAAAGAAATCGTCTATTATTGTTAGATAGAAATGCCTGTTTAGCATTTTTAGTAGAGCCACATAACTGGTGTAGTACCACGAGTGTCAACGTGTACGAAGTCTTTAGCTATACCAATGCCATTGAAGCCGATGTGGTTAGCTATGTTGACTATGCGGTGTCTGTCGGCTGCACTGGTGACTCTGATGTCAGCAGCGATACCTTGGGCGTGGGTGCCGGGAACTTCCTTGGCAGCTTCAATAGGATGTTCTGTAGGATGACGGAAGCCACTCGTGATCACAAAAGGAAAACCACAGCCCCCACGCAAACGATCTAACTTCTCTAGGAACTCTTGCTCCATACGGTTGTCACCCGTGACTTGACAATTGAACTCATCTAGAGTAAAGTACTTAAGCTTCATCTACGATTTCCCCTTCGATGACTTCGTTGTCAGCTACATCCACAGTGCCAACACCAGTAATATTGATCTGAATAGCGTTTCTACCTGCGTCTTTCACTACGTCCTTCTCAAAAGCACCCACTGGTAGCATACGGTCCATGATTAGCTTCCATGCTGCCGCTTGGTTCTTGTGTTCATTGTCCAAAGCAGCATCAAATATCGTCTCTAGGACTTTTTTTGACTTCGGTGAAGCCAGCATACGAGCTTTGTACTCGTTGATGATAGCAGCGTCACCCTTTGGTCTACCCACTTGCCCTTTGTTTCCGGGTTTTACAGCGGCTATCTCTGACTTCCGGGGTCTGCCACGACCACGCTTTTTTATTGCATCGGTCATAACACAAATTGTCCCTCTATACGACTATAGTATAACACAAGTCTACACAAAAGTCAAGCTATTTTTCCTTTGTTGCGCCACAAGTCACAACCACAAGGCTAATCAATGACTTACAGTCGTTAAAACACGAGGTAATATTCCTAATTTTCACCTATTTTGTGTCTGAGTAGCTACTACAATTATAAACACAAGTCAACACCCTCCCCCGTGTCAACATTTGCAGACAATTGGCATGATTCTTGCGTAGCAACAAGTGTACCAACTCTGGCTGAGCCCAATGTTGGCATGGGTTTTGCATGTGTTGCAACATCTGTGCCAACTCTTGAGGCAGCACAAGTTGGCACGAGTCTTGCATGAGGTGCAACATCTGTGCCAATGTTGGTGGCTGCACAAGTTGGCATGAGAATTGCATGTGTGTGAGCCAGTGTAGTACCCATGTAGCACACCTCACAAGCAAACACTATGCCAACATTTGCCAACTGAGGAATACTTGAGAAACCTCAAGATTCTGGAGATATCGTGGATCATGCAAAAAGTGCTGGACTTTAGCATTCATGAGAGTACAATGGGCACCATATACATACGAGGTTAAACGCATGACAATCAAACTATCTAAAGCTGGCAAAATGCCCTGCAGATCATGGTCACTCGAAGCACTCAAAACATGCGCGGGTAGTGTAGGCAACGATGGTAAACTAGTGCCAGCATGTGCTGGGTGCTATGCCACGACGGGCAACTATCGCTTTCCGAATGTCAAAGCGCCACGAGAGCACAATCGTGAAGACTGGAAGCGTGATTCATGGGTTGACGATATGGTGGCAGAATTAGACAACGACCGTTATTTCCGGTGGTTTGACTCGGGCGATATGTACTCAATCAAGCTGGCACAAAAAATGCTGGAAGTGATGAAGCGTACACCGTGGGTTAACCATTGGCTACCTACTCGAATGCACAAGTTTGCGAAGTTTGCAGCTGTGATCGCTGAGATGGAAGCATTGCCGAACGTAGTGGTTCGTCTGTCATCTGATAGCATCACTGGTGAGACTATCGACGGTGCGACAACGAGCACCATAGTACCATTCGCTGAGGATGCTGCCGATGGTGTGACAGTGTGCGAAGCGTACACGAGACAGGGCAAATGTGCGTCCTGTCGGGCATGCTGGAATAAGTCTGTGGCTGTGGTAGCATATCCAGCGCACGGCAAAAAAATGTTAGGATTGATTGCGAAAGCAGCATAGGAGAAATACAATGCATTTTTTAGGTTACGTGATCTGGTATGACCACATGAATACACAATGGGAGATTTTAGATTATACAAAGCATCACACTGATCCCGAGCGCGTGGTCATGCGTATTAAAAACAGAGCGCCATTGTTAAAATGGTTGAGGAAATTAGGCAAGAGAGGAATAGACTATTAATGGACATCGAGCAACGATTGAATGCACACATAGCACTAGCTGAGGCAGCAGAAGATCTGCATTTGCATACCACGCTGGCACTAGCTAGGCATGAAATTCACAAGCGAGACAGAGCACTATTCAAAAGAGATCGAGAGATCTCGGAATTACGGGGTCAGATTTGGGATCTAAAAGAGCAGATCCGAGGTGCTCGTGGTTTACTGGAACTGCGTAAAGAGCGCATCGAAGATCTACTGAAAGAATTAGGACAGGAGGAAACAGCATAATGACAATCGAATTCGAGAGCACTACCTACAAAATACCAGCGTTCGCATTACCGGCGCTGGTCAATGGTGACTACACCGGACTCATAGATGATGACGAGGCTTACGTGGACAACCTGCACGAGTGGTTCGATAGTGAGTACGGTGTAGGCAATTGGCACACCGGAACCATTAGCAGCCCGTATTTCTCACGGGCAGACTTAGGTGGTGTGTTAGGCGATGTCTGTGACGTGGAAGTAGTGTACCGAATGGTGGAGATGGAAGCGTGAAGACGGTAGAGATAAACATAGGCGAGGACGCACTCGCAGAGATCAAACGAGCCATCACAGTCAATAGGATTGCTCAAGGTGGCGGTAATCATATGTTTGTCTCTATCGCTCAGCGTATAGTAGACGCAGCTGATAGTGGCGAGAGCGTTCTACTGATGACCGCTATAGATAAACAAGGAATTTTTGACGGGCTATCTGAGGAAAAGCAGAATGAAAATGATTGAACCAACACGAGAGGAGATATTGAAAGCATGGGAAGTGATGTATAAACTACAGCACGACGGCAGGCGATCTCATGCGGACGTTGACAAGCTACACGCTGCCATGCGAATCTTAGACGCTGAACAGAACAGGAGACTTAAATATGATAGGCTATGATCACGAGTTTTACAGTGGCTACACTGGCGACGAGTACAGCTTTCATTTGCATCATGATGGTGATGATTATGTATTCCAGAACCTAGAGATCAATGGCATCCCAAAGCACAACGAGGACGTGACTAATAGTGAGTATCTGGACATACTGCAATGCCTAGACGACCATCAATGGCTATGGGATGACCTAGATACAGCGAGACGCAGACGATGAATCAATTTATCCTTAGCAGAGATCCGAAGCAGTCTGCAGCGTGGCTTTGTAATTCACACAGCGTAAAACAGCCGCTGGAACAAGCGCAAATGCTCAGTAGCTGTCACAGGCTCTTAGAGACGCCACAAGCCGACTTTGTGTACAGGGTGGCACATGCTAACCACCCATGCACAAAATGGCTCAGATCATCTCAGATTGCCTACAAATACGGCTTAGAGTATCTGGAAGCAATGTTTGCAGAGTATACGCACCGCTACGGCAAGATCCACAAGACGGAACGTGAGATTCTGCCATACTTGCGACACGTACCCGAAGCACTACCAGATCTGCCTTGGGAAGATCCACCGCAATGCTTCGGTGATCATCAAGAGTGTAGAGGAGAGGATGTTGTGGTAGCATATCGTAAGTACTACAAAGCGAGACGCAACGAGATCAAAATGGAATGGACAAACAGGGAGAAACCACAATGGTTGTAGAAGTAAACATAGGCAAAGACAACGCAGACTACTATATCGAAGTCTATACGAAAGACTACAAAATCAAAGAGGACAAAACTATAGAGGAAATCGGCGTCACACGTTTGGCCTATGTTGCTGGCTATAGGGACTATGACATAGCAGAAGCAGACCAGCTGCAGACATGGTTAGAACTGAGGAACAAACTTAAGGAGGCTTATGAAACCTACCCCGATGGTGATGTCACAGTAAAACTTGTAATCAAAGACGAATGGATAAATTGCGTATGAACATACTTAAGAGGCTATACAACTGGGCAGCAGTAGAAATACAGATGATCTATGAAGACTTCAGAGATGGCTACGTAAGCACCGACAGGGACCTACTTGACCTTGTGGTCATAGGCGCAATGGTCGCAGCCATGACCATCTTGGCGATGTACTTCATAGGCGCAGCAGGGGACATAGCACTATGAGTAGCGTAGAAGTTGAACTATTGAACAGCATGGGTAATGACCTAACGGTAGCTAATGCAGCCCGTGTGTCATTCCAGAAACACCACAAGACGCTCACAGAAGGCGACGTGAGGCTGATCAAGTACCTAGCCAAGCATAAACACTGGACCCCATTTGGGCACGTACAGCTGCAATTCAGGGTCAAAGCACCAGTGTTCGTCGCTAGGCAGCTAGTGAAGCATCAGGTGGGCCTAGTGTGGAATGAAGTGAGCCGGAGATACGTCGATGACCCACCAGAGTTTTATAACCCGGAACTGTGGAGGATCAGAGCGGACGACAAGAAGCAAGGGTCATCTGATGAAGTCCTAGAGCGGGACTCACTGGTCTTCATGGAGTACTGGGACCTAATGACTAAAGCTGAGAAGCTGTATCACCACATGGTCGAAGAGAAGCACATAGCACCAGAGCAGGCTCGCATGGTCCTACCACAGTCCATGATGACCGAATGGTACTGGACGGGTTCACTAGCAGCCTTTGCACGAGTGGTGAATCTACGGTCAGCACCGGATGCACAGCTAGAGTGCCGACTAGTGGCTAACTTGATTGACGAAAAGGTGAGCAGTATGATACCATTGATGTCCAGCTGGGACGCACTTAAGGAGAAACACGGTGAAGAAACTTAAACAAGCATTAATGCTACTCATGACCGTACCTGCGTGGTTACCTACGGTTCTTTTTTTCATAGTTTATTCACTGATTATAAACGTAGATAAAGTACATAAGGAGTACGATGAAGATGACTGATGAAATACTAGATCACTACGTAACTGACACCGATGTAGAACGAATGGCTGACGATTTAGCTATCGACGAGATGCACAATCTCAACTTCGGTGACCTACAGTTTGTACTGAAGAGACTCCTTCGGGAGAAATACAGATCCATGATACCTACTGACCTACTCAGGTTACACAGAGACAGATTTTACTATAGTTATTCAGAGGAAGTTAAAAATGAGATGTAAGGCATGCAATGAGATCCTAGAGGACGCAGAGTTGACACGTAAGGACCCAAATGGTGACTTCTACGACTTATGCAACATCTGCTACAACAGTTCACAGGCTTGCGAATGGGAGGACGATAGTTTTTTTGAAGAATACACAAGAAAACACTTGACAATGGAGGACAACTATGATACCCTCTACTAAAGTAGTACCTATGTCACTACTTAAGTATAAAACTAAAGAAGTTAACAGTAGTAGTAGACTAAAGAAGTTACTACAGAAGTCTACTTTAGTTTTACTTATGTTTATGACCGCTGGCTGCGTCAGTAGACCAGACGAGGCTACTTACTGCACCGACATGCGTGTAGTTCCTACTCAGGAGTTCAAATGCACCTACATGAACCCTTGGTCCGTGATCTGCACAAGAAAACGAGTGTACAAGCCAGTTTGTGCACGTTGGGCGTGACACTGGTGGAGAACCGTGGTATAATATTAGTACATTCAGAGAAAAGCTCTGGATAAAACCAAAGACGATAAACGGAGATTATTCCATATGGCAGCACAAGCAGCAACAATCGAAGGCGTAGTAAACTTCAGCAACGTAACGCAGCATGACGTATTCAATGGACAGGACACTGGTGCGTACTCCATGACCATTACGTTGTCAGAAGATGACGCAGCCTCACTAGCAGCACAGGGTGTCAAGATCAAGGACTACCAAGGCGCTAAGCAGCGTAAATTCAAGTCCAAGTTTGAAATCAAACGGTTTGACGCAGAAGGCAACCGCTACAACGGTGAAGTCCCATACAACTCAAAGGTACGCTTGAAGTACGTTCTGGGTCAGCCTCATCCTGTACATGGGGTGGCTACGTATCTCGAAGCCGTGAAGGTACTGGAGGAAGCAGAGATGACTGAAGGTGATTCTGGAGACTTCTAGTGTCTAGGTCCACTTTTGTCAAACACGTAGGGTGTCCGAAGTGCGGATCTTCGGATGCCCTAGCAACCTACTCAGACGGTGGAGCACATTGCTTCGCCGCTGGGTGCAACTACCATATAAATGGCGGTAACATGATAACACAGATAACTGAAGCAGCACCAGTGAAAGCATGTCGCCTTAACATGGGAGGCACAGTAGCGGCAATACCCCAACGTAGGCTCTCACAGGAGACCTGTAGTCACTTCGGTGTGACTGTAGAGTACTCAACCACGGGTGAGATCATCAAACACTACTACCCCTACTACAAGATCGACACAAATGAAGTGGGGTCAGCAAAAGTACGCGAAGTGAAGACCAAAAACTTCCACACTACTGGTGACGTAACCGGAGTTGGTTTCTTTGGTCAGAACAAGTGTACGACAAACCGATACCTAACTATCACAGAGGGCGAACTGGACGCTCTGGCTGTATTTGAGATGTCCGGTAAGAAGTGGGACGTAGTTTCCTTGCGAGCAGGTGCAGCTAACGCAGCCAAAGAGATCAAGGAGCAGCTGGAGTGGATCGAAGGTTATGAACAGGTGGTTCTGTGCTTCGATAACGACAAAGCTGGTGACGCAGCAGTCGATCAAGTGAAGGACTTGTTCAGCCCAAACAAACTGAAGATCGTCAAGCTCCCGCTCAAGGACGCCAGTGACATGCTCATGGCGAACAAAGTCAAGGAGTTCACTCAGGCATGGTGGAACGCCAAGATCTACAGACCGGACGGTATTGTAGCTGGCGTGGACACTTGGGACGCACTGGTTGAAAAGAGGAAAGTCAAGTCCACCCCGTACCCGTGGGAAGGCTTGAATCAGCTTACTCGTGGTCACAGACCGTATGAACTAGTGACAATCACCAGTGGCAGCGGCATGGGTAAGTCCCAGTTCATCCGTGAGATTGAGTACGACCTACTCAAGCGTTGCAGCGGCAACATCGGTGTATTGGCACTTGAGGAAGATCTGTCGCGGACCACGCTGGGCATCATGTCAGTATCAGCTAACCGACCGTTACACCTAGAGGAAGACACGCCAGTTGAACACTTGCGTCCATTCTGGGAGGACACGCTAGGGACAGGCAGGTACTATTTGTTTGACCACTGGGGATCAACTTCGGCTGACAACTTGTTGGCACGAGTGCGGTACATGGCGAAAGCTCTGGACTGCAAGTTTGTCATCTTGGATCACTTGAGTATCGTTGTGTCGTCTCAGGAGTCCGGTGACGAACGCAAGGCAATTGACGAGATCATGACTAAGCTCAGGACACTCGTGGCTGAGACCGGCATCTGTTTGTTTCTCGTGTCACACCTACGCAGATCACAAGGCAAAGCTCATGAAGATGGCGCTCAGATCAGCTTGGGTGAGTTACGTGGGTCACAAGCAATTGCACAGTTGTCCGACATAGTGATAGGCATGGAGCGAGATCAGCAGCATGAGAACGAAGACATTAGGAATACAACAACAGTACGTGTCCTCAAGAATCGTTACACTGGTGAAACTGGTCCTGCTTGTTGGCTTAATTATGATCGCACAACAGGTCGCTTAGCGGAAGTACCTAATCCACACATTGGGGACGACTTCTAATGAAAAAGCCTACCTTCAGAGGCAGACCGGACGTTGACCGGAAGATTGAGTTTCTCCAGAAGCACAAAATGGAGAAAGGCTGTAGTGTTTGTGGATACAACGAGATACCACAGGCTCTGGAGTTCGACCACATCGACAGGTCAAAAAAGAAGTTTGGGATGAACAAGGCGTGGAAGTACAAGTGGTCAACGATCATGGAGGAGCTAGAGAAATGTGTCGTACTCTGTTCCAACTGCCACCGAAAGAAAACAATAGAGGAGAAGGACTATCTGCAGGTAGACGTAAAAGAAGAACCAGAAGAAGTAAGACAGTACGACTTATTTGGTGACTTATCATGATCTATCTTGATTTAGAAGCCAACGGTCTGACCCCGGACACCATTTGGTGCGTAGTTACCATGCAGAATGACCATGTGGAGGTACACCGGACACCAGAAACGCTACGAGAGGCTCTCAGAAGCTCTGTGAGCGTCGTTGGGCACAACCTAATAGGCTACGATATGCCAGTCCTAGAACGTCTCTGGGGCGTCTCAGTGGCGTCTGAGAGGATCATTGATACATTGGTGTTGTCACGTTTGTGTGACCCAAGTAAGTCAGGTGGACACTCATTGAGGAATTGGGGTAACGAACTGGGCTTCCCAAAAGGGGACCATGACGACTGGTCACGGCTCAGTCAGGAGATGATTGACTACTGCATACAGGACGTGAAAGTCACAGCAGCAGTCCATCAGAAACTGAAGCAGGAGATGAAGGACTTCTCCGCTGAGTCCATCAAGCTGGAACACAAGGTCCAGTGCATCGTGCAGCAGCAGGAACGCAATGGGTGGGTGTTGGATCAACAACTGGCGCATGAACTATGTGCTACATTCAAGGAGAGGATGAATGAAATCGAAGAGGAGTTACAGGAGAAGTTTCCACCGATTATCCATAAGAGGTGGTCTGAGAAGACTGGCAAACGCCTCAAGGACAGGGTTGAAGTTTTCAATGTCGGATCTAGGCAGCAGATTGCGAAGAGACTATCTGGGCTTGGTGTGGTCTTTGCGAAGACTACGGAGAAAGGCAATCCTATCGTAGACGAAGCTGTCCTAGACACCATCGACTTGCCAGAGGCTAGAGTCATTAGTGAGTACTTGATGCTACAGAAGAGATACGCACAGGTTCACTCATGGCTAGACCATGTACAAGAAGACGGTAGAGTCCACGGTCGCGTCATTAGCAACGGCGCAGTCACTGGACGTATGACACACCAGTCACCCAACATGGCACAAGTCCCAGCAAGCCACAGTCCATACGGACACGAGTGTCGCTCCTGCTGGACTGTCCCAAGTGGTAAGAAGCTGGTGGGGTTTGACGCTAGTGGACTTGAGTTGCGGATGCTGGCTCACTACATGAATGACAAGGAGTTTACAAATGTCCTCCTCACTGAAGACATACACACAAGAAACCAGATGGCTGCTGGACTTGAAACTAGACCTCAAGCAAAAACTTTCATCTATGCTTTCCTTTACGGAGCAGGAGAAGCTAAAATTGGAAGTATCGTCGGAGGAAGCGCATCTGATGGCGCAAAGCTTAAGCAAAGATTTCTACGAAATACACCTGCTCTTGAAAGTCTACGAGAACGAGTTAGCAGAGCTGCTGGGAGAGGCTATCTTACAGGACTTGACGGAAGGAGGCTTCACGTCAGATCCGAGCACGCTGCATTGAACACGTTGTTGCAAGCCGCTGGTGCTATCGTGATGAAGAAAGCACTGGTGATTCTTGATGACTACGCGAAGCAGTGGAACATCGACTACAAATTCATAGGGAACATACATGACGAAGTTCAGGCAGAGGTTGCAGAGGAACAGGCTGAGAAGTATGGGTGGCTCGCAGTTGAGTGTCTCAAGGCGGCGGGTTTGGAATTTGGCCTCAGATGTCCACTTGACGGAGAGTACAAGGTCGGCACAACGTGGGCAGAAACTCACTAAGGAAACAACATGAAAAACATATATAGCCTAGTGGACGACATCTACAAAGTAGTGTCAACCAAAGAGGTAGAAGAAGGAGTGGACATCGACGCTGCTATAGAGCAGTTTGGCGAGAACGTCAAGGACCTGATGCGTCAGGAGTTCGGTGAGCAGAAGAAGCGGGACAACAGGACACTACGTATGTCCAACATCGGGCGCGAAGATCGCTACCTGTGGAACCTCTTTAACGAAGTGGAGCCTAGTGAAGTAATACCGCCACACACTTACGTCAAGTTCCTCTATGGACATCTCATTGAAGAACTACTGCTCTTCCTGACTCGTGCAGCTGGACACGAGGTGACTGACGAGCAGAAGGTGTGTGAAGTCAATGGGATCAAGGGACACATGGACTGCAAGATTGACGGTATCGTTACCGATGTCAAGTCAGTGTCCACGTATGGGTTCAGGAAGTTCAAAGATGGGTCACTAGCTTATGATGATCCGTTTGGATACATAGCACAGATCAAAGGATACGCACATGCAGAAGGTGCAACCAAGTTTGGCTGGCTCGCTATGGACAAGCAGAATGGTCACTTGACTTACCTGATGTATGACTCAGAGGACACACAAGCGCCTGTGTATGACCTGATCTCCTACAGCATTGAAGATCGGATTGACCACATAAAAAAGCTAGTGGAGCAGCCGACACCGCCAGAAGTCTGCTACGAATCTATCGCAGATGGAAAGAGTGGCAACCAGAAACTCGCCGTCGGATGCTCATACTGTGCCTACAAAAAGCAATGTTGGCCTCAAGTAAGAGGCTTCGCATATTCATCAGGTCCACGTTATTTAGTAGAGGTAGTAAATGAGCCGAAGGTTCCAGAAATTGAACTTCCGTAGTAAGTTTGAAAAGGATGTGTCACAGCATCTTCATGGCTTCCTGTATGAGCCGTTTACAGTACCTTACACAATCCATAGGAACTACAAACCGGACTTCGTACATGAAGCTACAGGGACGCTGGTGGAGTGCAAAGGGTTCTTCAGGGACGGAGACACTAAGAAGTACAAGAGTGTCAGGGACAGTCTACCGGAGAACCAGAGGCTAGTGTTCGTCCTGATGCACCCCAACAAGAAGATTAGGAAAGGAGCTACCATGACGATGGCACAATGGTGTGACAAAGAAGAAATTATGTGGTATACTATAGATACACTTCAGGAGTTAATTAGCGATGTCTCTAACAATGGATGAAATCAAGGAAAGAATACTGCGTGTCTATGACCCAGACGACTTGTTAGAGGCACTGGAGATCTCGTCGGAAGAACTCATGGATCGCTTTGAAGACAAACTGATTAATCGTTTGGACAGGTTTGAAGAGGAACTAGTGGATGAAGAGGAGGACGAAGATGAGTATTGACAATGCTAAAGAAGACGAGTGGACTCAGATGAAGAAGGACATCAAGGAGCTAGGCGTTGTCAATGCTGTAGCAAAAGAAGTACTAGCTGACCCAGTAGAGCGACCAGAGCATTACAACAAGGGCGGCATCGAAGCCATCGACGGTATCAAAGCCTCCATGTCCGACACAGAGTTCAGAGGGTATCTCAAGGGCAACGCAGTTAAGTATCTTTGGCGCTACAACTACAAGAACAAACCCGTAGAGGATCTCAGGAAGTGTCGCTGGTACGTAGACAGACTGATACAGGAGTTGATCTAATGAAAGTAATTGAAGGACACTTCGGAGACAAGGATGAGAAACTACCAGTATCAACGGTATTTGGGGCTATTTCTTCAGTGGAGGATCTAGACAGCTATGAGGACGCCTTCTGTATAGTCAAGTCAGAGGACTATGTTGTCATCTCTACGAACCTAGACACACATCAGCTGTACTTCCTACTGGACCAGCTAAAACTAACACTAATTACAAGAGGAGACTACGAGATCTAATGGACGCATATCAACAGTACATACACAAGTCACGCTACGCAAGATACTTACCAGAGGAACAACGTCGGGAGACATGGCTAGAGACGGTCAACCGTTACCTAGACTTCTGGGTCAACAAAGAGAAGATCACACGTAAGGAAGCCAGTGGTTTACACGAGGACATCTACAAGCTGGACGTAATGCCCAGCATGAGAGCTTTGATGACAGCTGGTGAAGCACTGGACAGGGACAATGTAGCTGGCTTCAACTGCTCCTACTTGCCCATTGATCACCCAAAAGCATTTGACGAGATGATGTACGTGCTCATGTGTGGCACTGGTGTCGGCTTCAGTGTGGAACGTCAGTACATCACAAAGCTACCAGAAGTCGCAGAGGAGTTCCATGATACAGATACCGTTGTACACGTCGCTGACAGCAAGATTGGGTGGGCAAAAGCATACCGCGAGCTTATCGCAATGCTCTTTAGTGGCCAAGTTCCAAAGTGGGACGTATCTGGAGTTAGACCTGCAGGGGCAACACTTAAAACCTTCGGAGGTAGAGCAAGTGGTCCAGAACCTCTTGTTGACCTGTTTCAATTCACAATTGATGTCTTTCGCCAAGCTGCTGGACGAAAACTTAGTTCCATCGAATGTCACGATATCTGCTGTAAGATTGCACAGATCGTCGTCGTTGGAGGAGTCCGAAGAAGTGCTCTCATCAGTCTCAGTAACCTCACTGACGATAGAATAAGAAGGGCTAAATCAGGACAGTGGTGGGTAGATAATCCACAGCGTGGCTTGGCTAACAACTCTGCTTGCTACACAGAGAAGCCAGATTTTGAAGCATTTCTGAATGAGTGGAAGAGCTTGTATGAGTCCAGATCAGGTGAACGGGGTGTTTTCAGTCGCATCGCAAGTCAACGACAGGCTGCAAAGAATGAACGAAGAGATGCCACGTATGACTTTGGCACTAACCCATGCTCAGAGATCATCCTCAGACCGTATCAGTTCTGCAACTTATCAGAAGTTGTCATCAGGGCAACCGATAGTCTCGACAGTCTCCGACGGAAAGTACGAACTGCAACTATCCTTGGCACTCTACAAGCAACACTAACCGACTTCAGATACCTGCGTAAGATCTGGAGTGACAACACAAAAGAAGAGGCATTACTTGGCGTGTCCCTGACTGGCATCATGGATCACCCAGTGATGTCGGGGAGGAAGAGCAAAGATGAACTCAAGTACTGGCTACAAGAGCTTAAGAAGGAAGCTATTAAGACTAACCGTAAGTGGGCTGAACGGCTTGGCATTAGCGTTAGCACTGCCATTACTGCTGTTAAGCCTTCCGGTACTGTGTCTCAGCTGGTTGATAGCGCATCGGGCATACATCCTAGATACTCAGATCAGTACATTCGACGAGTAAGAGCTGACGCACGAGATCCACTGTGTGCTGTTCTTGAGGCTTCAGGAGTGCCCGTAGAGGACGACGTGATGTCACCCAGCACTAAGGTATTCTCGTTTCCCATAAAGTCCCCTGAAGGCGCTGTAGTGGCTTCTGACATGGGTGCTATGGAGCAGCTTGAGCTATGGGAGATGTATCAGGACCACTGGTGTGAACACAAGCCGTCCATGACGTGCTACTACAGGGACGATG